CGGATTTGGTAATTGTTGCGGCTCATATGGGGGCAACGGTGGACTTTACGGTGGAGGACGAGGGGGTGGAGGCGCTCCCGGACAAGCTGGCCGTGGAGCAGTTCGCATAATCTGGCCGGGTTGTGCAAGATCATTCCCATCAACGAGAACTGCGGACGAGTAAAACAGCGAGGTAGATCATGGACATCAATGAGCAGACCCTACGCACCATAGTGCGCGAAGAGACCCGTCAGGCGCTGAAAGAAGTTGGCCTTGCTGACGACGATGCGGGTAACGATGTCCGTGATCTACGCTCCCTGATCACTGACTGGCGGTCAATTAAGAAGACCATCTGGCACACGATTGCCCGGTGGGGAACGCTGGTTGTTCTGGGTCTGCTTACCCTCGGTGCGTGGTCACGCATCAACGGCGGTGGTGGCGAGTAATGATTGACCCAGTCTCCGCGTTAGCCATAGCTACGTCTGCCTACAAGGTCCTCAAAAAGGGCATTGAGATGGGTCGTGAGCTGGAGGATATGGGCGGCCAGTTGGGTACGTGGTTCAAGGCTGTGTCCGATGTTAAGAACGCCGAGGAAGAGGCCAAAGACCCGCCCCTATTTAAAAAGTTGATGTTCAGCGGCAGTGTTGAGCAAGAGGCGATGCAAGCCCTAGTAGCTCGTAAGAAGATTGAGCAGCAAGAAAAAGAACTGCGTGAGCTGATAGTCTACAAATGGGGCGTTGAAGAATACACAGCGATGATGCGTGACCGCGCCAAGATTAAAGATACGCGGGAAAGAGCTATTCAAAACCAGCGCAGAAAAATGCGTAAGCTTATCCAGAACACGCTGACCATCGGTGCGATACTCGCGCTGGTCGGCATCATAGTCGCTTTCATTATTGGCATAATTTCAAACATAGGTTAACCATCATGTTAAGTTTAGTATCAAGTTTATTGGGTTTTGCTGCCGGTGGCCTGCCGAAAGTACTGGATTTTGTACAAGACCGAGGAGACAAAAAGCACGAATTACTTTTAATGGCGGCACAACAAGAGCGTGAGATCGCCTTGGCTAGAGAGGGGTTTATCGCCCAAGCCAAAGTCGAGGAAATCAGAACGGCGCAGGTTACTCTCCAGACGGAACAAATCGCTATGCAAACACAGGCGCAGGAAAAACTCGCCATGTGGAAGCACGACATGAAAATCGGTGAAGGCGCGTCAACCTGGGTGATCAATCTCAGGGCTTCTGTGCGTCCTATGGTCACATACCTTTTTGTCGGCCTGCTGATCGTCGTTGACGTAGCCGGTATCTGGTATGCGTACAGCACTGGTGTAGCGTTTGCTGAAGCAATGGACATGGTGTTCAGTGATGATGAGATGGCTATCCTGGCCGCAATCATCTCCTTCTGGTTCGGGTCACAGGCTTTCCAGAAGAAATGACAATATCCGAGGCAGGCATTCAGTTGATAAAATCCTTTGAGGGCTGTCATAACCAGCCCTACAAATGCCCAGCGTCACTTTGGACGATTGGCTTTGGAAGAGTGCTGTACCCAGATCAGGCGCGGCTTAAAACGGACGAGAGAGCCAACTACCCACTACGCAGCGAACATAACAGGCTTTGGAATGCTGACGAAATTGATACGCTTCTTGAGGCGGATTTACAACGCTTTGAGGCTGGGGTACTACGATTATGTCCTGCTGCTGCTGATAATCAGTGCCACTTGGATGCAATGGTCAGCTTTGCGTTTAATGTGGGATTAGGCAACCTTCAGTCATCAACCCTGCGGATGAAGTACAATCGCGGCGATTATGATGGCGCAGCAGATGAGTTCCTTAAATGGACTAAGGCTGGCGGCAAAGTACTTAATGGCTTGGTCAGACGCAGAGAAGCAGAACGAGCTTTATTCCTGTCCGGTGGCTAACCTGTCTAATATCTCCTGCACCTGCTGACGGGCTTTATCAGCCCTTTGCTGCAACGATAGCTCTGGGTCAGCACATAGTATGGCTATTGAGCCAGAATCGTCTGTAGAGCAGCACAGGACGCTTCCAGAGGGGTAGTAAACAAACTTCATTGCTTTGGCCTCGGACGCTTTTTATGGAAGGCAATATTGTCGTCATTATAAAACCCAGCAGGCCAGTTGTTCGTCCCATCTACCGGCTTTGACTCCCCAGGCTTTCTGACATCAATCTTGCCACCACCTGATAGATACAGCTTAATGTCGTTCTCAAGAATCTCACGGGCTAATTTATTCTCTTTCTGATATCGCATCATGTTTCATTTGCTCCAGTATCACGATCAGTTCCGCTTGATTAGGTTTTGGGCAATCACCTTCAGGCATCATGATATAACCTTTTCTGACCTGCCTGTGATTGATTGGGCAATAGCCTCGCGCATTATTGTTCTCCAAGCGGTACGCTGGGCAGTCGCTGCACGTTTTCATTTTCAATCAATCTCCGTTTTAACATTGTGATTTCCGTTCGCGTCTGATCTAACCACTTTACTTTAAGTTGATCTTGTTTCTGCTGAATAGCATAAATCAAAAACTCACTGTCTAGCATCAACCTATCCTCACGCCAACGACAATAACAATAACAGCCACCAGAATAATAGTGCCGCAGATAACAGCGGCCTCCTTAATCATCTTCTTTGCCTCGGCCTCACGTTTCTCTTTCATCCGTGTAACTGTGTCTTTCATTCTACAGCCCTCCCAGGCATTCCCCACCAAGTGCCACCAGACCCCTGCTTAATCTCCATGCCTGTTGAGCTAGGAGCAACGCAAACCCTTTCCCCATGCGTACCCACACGGTGGCGATCAAAGTTGCTTAAAGTGCTGAATACCTCTTTACAAGTAGGACACATGCAACGCTTGTGAGTTAACTTTGCTGATGTCATTGGACTCATCGTGCCACCTCGCGTGATCTGCCTGCACCACAAACATGCCGCTGGTACTCAGTAAAGTCATCACCTACGCGATACGCTCCATCAGCTTTGCGCTGGCTTGCATCAATGTCAATCAACCTCTGGATGTCATCAGTGCGCTGATAACGCACACTAGCAGAGCCAAGCAGGTAGCCAGTGCAAATGCCGATTATTAAGACTATGAAATATTGTGTCATTTGTTATTCTCCTGCGCCGTGGCGTTGTTGAAACAATCGTGGGTTTCTTCGGTTCTTCATATCTATGTCACCGCCGCAGTGCTTGCAAAGTAGGTTTGATTCTGCACATTGTTTGCACAACACGTCTGTGCAGGAGTTGCCAAACGTCATTGGCTTTTCGCAGATTCCGCACACTGTTGAAGTAATTGCAGAGCCACCTATACGATCAGGGAATAGATATGAGCAAGACTTACATTCTGCGTTGATGCCTGACTTGTTTGAGTTGAATTTATCCACTCGCTCAATAAGACTGCTTGCCTGCTCTTTGTTACGATTAGTACGCACCTCTATTGAGTACGCGCTAATGATTGCTTTTTTGACTATCATCACTCCCCCTGTGCGCCGTGGCGCTGTTGCTCCTGTGCCGCTGCAATGGCTCGCTCTCTGAGATTGCTTACAAATGTCCCTAGTTCATCTACAGCGGATTCAAAAGACTCTATTAAACAAGTAGCCTCTGATTCCCCGATCATCCCCAAGTCAATGGTTGCTCCGTTTTCTGATATAGCCACCTCAATGTATTTTCCGTTTCCGCTAATTCGCGTTGTTATTTTCATTCCCCACCTCCCTGCTCCTGTGCCGCTGCGATGGCGGCTTTAACGGTAATTATTGTCACGCTTTGTGGGCTGTACCCACTATCTAGCATTGATGTTTCGGCAAGCCGCAAAGCTTCCAGCAACTGCTGATTGACTGCTGGCTGCTTTTTGTAAAGCGGGACTGAGTAGTTTTCCATACACGATGCTGCTATCCCGCCTCGCGCTATTGTTGTGCCGCGCAGCTCTGCTGTTACTACATCAGGCGCACTGTTTTCTACAAGCTCATGCGCTGGCTTTAACCACGCCACCGGAGCCTCACCATCACCCGCTTGGGCTTGGGCGGCTTGCCACATGCTGATAGCATCGTCAATAGCCATCAGCGCGCTATGGGTATATCCAAGACTAACAAAGTTTTTCGCGTCACCAAGCCTTTTTACTGCCTCTCTGTCACTCATTCCCCACCTCCCTGCTCGTTAGGATGCCACACTCTAGACAACTGATCTGGGTAACCGTATATATGACATTTCATCATCACTGTATGACAAGCACCTACACCATCTACCCACCAATAACTATCATCAGGCGCATCAACAAACTCTTGGTTTGTCATTTCACCCTCGTCTGTGTATTGGCATAAAATCCACTTGCTTATCGGCATGGCCTGTTCTCCCAATCGTACTGGCACTGTTGATCAGCCATGTCGTACAGCCTAGCCTCAACTCTTGGCGGCAGATAATCACGCCTGCCGTTAATATACTCGTCTGTCAGCACAAGCCATGACTCTCCGTCATCGTCCGTGACCAGATCAAAGCTGGCTTTAAATTCAATGCCCAGCTTGATGAATGTTTCTGTTGTTGATGGTACGCGTATCATTTAATTATCCTCTGTGTTTTTGTAGTTCACCCATATAATTGCATTATATAATGCACTTATGCAACAGCTTGAGTTCAATAATCTTGCGAGCGATTGCCTGTTTAACTCGCTTGGCTGTTGCTCCACTAACAGCCTTCTCGCCTGATTTCATGTAAGCAACCATGCGCTCAGATAGATTGATCTCCAATCCCATTCGGTGGTTATCGTAGCCAAGTTCAATCTGACATTGTGTGAATTGTTCGGGGGTCATTGTTTTATCCTTTGTGACAGTTCGATAATTTGATTTTTTGCATCCTCGCAGCCCTTTGCAACCATCCAAACATCGCCAATGGATTGCAGGTAATCTCGCCAATCTTTTTGCTCTGGCGATAGGCTGCCGCCTTTTTGTCGTTTCATTTCCAGCCAGGCGCGCCATGCGGGGATATAAAGATCAGGCACACCGGCGCTTACACCTTCCAGCTTAAGCCTTCCGCCTTCTCGCTGTGATCGTGATCCTCCGTTGGGGATGGCGAATATACGAACATCAGGATATTGACGGCGAAACCATGCCACAAACTCGCGCTGCTCCTCATGCTCTGTTGGCACTCTGCCAACTACATCGGCGCACTTCAAAACGGTATTCTTAACTCCTGCCATTCGGCGCATTGGTCAATTTCCTGTGCAAACTGTTCGGGGACTATCTGATCAAACTTAATGCACTTGCCATCATGAGACAGAAAACTTTCACATGTGTGGCAGCACTTGGGCGGCTTTCTGGCGTACCATTCATGGATGAAATTCGGTGTTTTGTACATACTGTTCCTTTTTAAAATATTCTCTTGGTGACTCTAAAATACTTACCATCCTTTTTATATTCAATCATTTTCGGCAATGTGCCAGTAGATAATCGTGCAGCAATTTGTGCAAGATCATCTGAGCGAACAGCATCAAGGGCATTACACTGCGCGGCAATTGATGCCAGCGTCTGCATTGCTCGCTGCCCTGCATAGCCATCGTGCAAAATGGTAAAAAATTCAGTGATCAAGGGATCAGACAGGCCGCCATAATAATCAACAGCGATCATTCGCTTGCCGCTTGCTCTGCTCATGTGTTCGCGCCAGCGCCAATCAGTAACCTGCATTTCCACAGAGTCGATACCCATGATGTCAACGTCACGCAGCACAAGAGGCTTTTTTTCAGGCTCTGGAAACGCATGGCCGCATGACGGGCAAGCGGTGGCAGATATATAAACAAGTTCTCCGCAGCTTTCGCACACCTTCACAGGCGCTTCGCCGTCACCGTCTCTGCCTTTTTTGCTTGGCGGCCTGACGCGAGTGATTGGACCATGCTCTTCCACAACTCCGGCAAAATCCAAAACAAGGCAATGATCGGCATGTGACTTTGGCCGCAGCCCTCGCCCT